CGGATTGAGAGGATTTCACCCGAGGACTTGTCGATTGTCACCACATATGGGAGCGCGAGGCCGTCTGAATCAGAAAACGGCTCTGGCAAATCGAGGTCTGTGTGGATCTCCAACAGTGTGTGACGTGAATCATCGGAGAATACGGGCTCTGCGCCCTCCATCTCGTTGTATTTCTCTTCAATGTCGGTGACATCGCGGGTCGGTTCCGACAATTCCACGTCACGATAGAAGCCGTTAACCTGAAGCTTGTAGATTTCTTCGGTCGTTTTCTTCATCACGTGGGTGTAGCGGGGACATGTCCGTAGATTTGACGCGCCATACGACACCACAAAGTCTTCTGCGGGTACAAATTGTGATACGGGGCGCTCGAGAAGTGGATCAAAAAAGATTTTCTTGAACGCTGAGCCTGCCATCGGGAGCTTGAACAGCATCTGCTCCATCTCGTCACGATAATCCGGCATCTCCTCCGTAATGAGGTAGTTCAACTCTGTTTCAACGCGGTTGGCCTGTTCAAACTTCTCGTTTGTCATCTTACCGAGAATCTTTGTGCGTACGGGACCAGAGGCCGGGAGGAGCTCGCCCATGGCCTGAGCTTGGAACTTGATGACTGCCTCTGTCATCATGGGGTGATAGACCCCTGAGGCACCCGCCCACGGCTGCGTACGGTCCTCAATCTTCATACCAAGCAGGTCAAGACCCTTGATATATGACGTGGCCCAGTCTTTTCGTGAATCGCGGTCCGCGGAGAAATCGTCAATGAGGTCATTGCTGAGAGACTGCAGATCAGACTCGTTCATGTAATCAGCAAGGTTATCGTCGTGCCCGATGTCTTCCAAATCATCGTCGTCGGACCCGTCACCGAAATCAACCACGACTGATCCGTCTTCCATCTCAACTTCGAGGATGTCGTCGTCATCTTCAACCAACACGTCGAGTTCTGGTTCCATATCCTCCTCTTCCATAAGGAGAATGTCGCTAGGTTCCATTGGTTTTTCGACTGCCATAATATGCCTCGTTGTGAGATTTGAGCACACTATAACATCTATAGTGGCAAAATGGAAAGATCCGTTCCGGGTACGCGGATGCCGAGCTTAACAGGGAGGAAAATAACAGCACCCGCGCGGACCCCGAAACGTCCTTTTGTGGTTATATCATAGTGATTCTGAGGTGTCATCCCATCAATAATAGTCCGCCTTGCGTGTTAGATACGACTCGTCCTCGTCCATATAGTCGCTCGGGAGACGGATGAACCCACCTTGGCGGAACCGCATGAGTGCCATTGTCGTGCTGTCCACGAGGTCATCGTTTGACGCGAACGGGAACCCAGCGATCTCCTCGATGAGCTCCTCGGCCCAGCGTGTTGCAGGCACCCACACCAGACCCGACGATATGATGTCAGACACGGAGTTGAGCCTTGCCATCTTGTCCCCCGAGCCCCTGTGCGGCGTATACTCAGACACGGGCAGCCCCATGCGCCTCATTTCTTGGTACAGCGCGGCGCCCGCGCTCTTCTTCTCCACGATGAAGCTGTCAGGTTCCCAATACCGGTATTCCTCGAGCGCCATCTTCTTGAGCTCCGGGAACTCGTAGCGATCTTTCTTGGAGTCGAGTAATATAATGTTGTGGTTGTCCACTTCTTCGTTATAAAACACCCCCCACGTCGTCAGAGCTGTAAAGTCAGCCCTGTTGTGCGTCTCAGCCGCGGCATCGAGCGACATAATTATGTATTCGCAGTCTGGCAGCTTGTCCGATCCCCAGATTTTCCACCAGTCTCGCTTCACGAGGGCAGCTTCCTCAGATGTCGGCTGCTGCTGGTACTGAGAGTTCCACTGGAACACGGGCATCGAAGCTTTTGTACGCTTCAGGGCAGGTATATCGAAGAACTCGGGCCACAGCGCCCTCTCGAAATACTCACCTGTGCCTTCACCATTGGCGTCTTTTTTCTCCACCTCGAGGATGGCGGGGAACTCAACGACCTTGTACTGATCAGCGTCTTCGTTCTTGGCCATGTCCCTTGTCACACGGCCTGTCAAATCCTCCAACGACCATCTGGTTTGGATAATCGCTACGCGGCCCCCGGGCATGAGGCGTGTCCGAGCCCCGAATGTGAACCACTCGTATGCCTTCTCGAACACCGCGAAGTTGCCGTTGATGACATCCTGTTCCGAGTGAGGGTCATCCACCAGAAGCAAGTCAGCACCACGACCAGCGATTGACGAGCCAATACCAGCTGCGTAAAACTCGCCCCCGAAGTTCGTGCTCCATCGACCGGCTGATTTACTGTCAGAGGCCAGCGTAACTGCTGGAAACAACTTGTGGTACGCGTCCTCGGCGATCAAGTTCCTGATCTTCCGCCCGAAGTCCACCGCGAGGTCCGTGGTGTGTGACACCAACATGACCTTCTTGCTCGGGTTGCGCCCAAGGAACCACGCCGGGAAGAACGTCGACACGAGCATTGACTTGCCATGGCGCGGCGGGATGTTGACACACACCCTGTCCTCACCGTCCTCGGCGTCGGGCCCACGCTCAATGGCCATCAGCTCATTTGCAAGGATTCTGTGGTGCTTGCCCACTTTGTAGTCAGGCTGCATGTATATGCAGAACGCTATCAGATCATCGTGCGCGGCCTGCAGCTCATCTCTTGACTCGAGCTCGTCGACCATTTTCTCGATCTCGAGAGCTTCCTCCGGAGTGAACATGTCGATGTTGTCCAACATGTTCTGGATCTCCTCAGGCGTAAACCCGAGGTCTGTGTTGGCAACTTTTGCTGAGTCACTCATCCTTCAGTCCCAGCTCACTGTCCAGATCAAGCACCTCGCCGTCCAACACCACCGCATCCTCGACATCGTGGTGCACGGGCATCAGCTTTGTGAGCTTGCCACGCAGGCGTTCCTTGATGTCGTCGGTGCTCTGGTGGGTCACAGTGACCTCAGTCTTATCTGCAAACAGCCCCACGTCGCTGATTTTGCCCAAAAGCTCGAGCGCACGTATCCTGATCCTAGCATCGGGGTTGTCCGACTCATCAATCAGCTTGTTTGTCACGTAGTGGCGCACCTGAGCAGCTGAATCCACCACTGAGTGTCCGAAATCTTTGAGCAGTTTGTCCGTCGCCAGCAATGTGGCAGGTGTGAGCTTGGCCGTTCGCACGGGCGTTGCCTTCTTCTTCACCAACTCTGGGTCTTCCGCATGAGCCAAAAGCAGCTGCGCTGCGGTGTCACGGTCTGTGCTGGTGACATTCACGTCGAGCCCATGTTCCGCAAGCATCCTGATTGTCTCTGCAGCTGCAGCCGTTCTCATTTCCCAGTTGGGCGGTGTCCGATTGTCCGGCAAAGCCATGTCAGCTTGAGGTTCAATATGCAGTGTCATGTTGTTTGGTCCCTGTTGATAACGTCCTCACACTACACAAAAAATTTTTGATAGTCCATTTCCATAACAAAGGGGGTGGGTTTGCCATGTAAGGGGGTGGGGTGCAGCTTTGCCGATTTCAAAACGGAGGGGGGCCTCTTTGTTTGCTTTTTGATACCCGGGATTGGGCCCTACTGATACCCGGGACGATGTCGTATTTGGTCGGAAATTCAAATTATTTGCGCGGAATAGTAATATATAGACGCGCGACAACAACGCCATATGAGGGGGGTGGGGGGTATGTGGGGGGCGGGGTATCGCGGCAACGCCGCTGCCAACGGTTAGGTGATAACTAACAAAACGTCACATTTCTTTACTTTTCTTGCCAAAATCACTTGACCTAATACAAAACTTCTATATTCTAAGTCTTATCGGGACTGAGGGCCGCTACGGTTCCCGCCGCATACACTAGGAAAAACAAACCATGACAACCTTTTCAATTGAATTCCGTGACGCTTTCGTAACCTCCGGTAAAGCGGATGCAAGCGCGGGCAAGGCCAAGGGCAAGGCGCTCGACATTGCAATCGCAATGGGCTTTGACTTTATACCGCCAAGCAAGGGCGGCAAGGCCTCTAAAGAGCAATGGACTGAACTTCAAAGCCTTGTGACCTTGCGCTTTCCTACCGCCGCTCAATCGCTTCTAAAGCTAGACCCTGAGCAGGCAAAAGAAAAGATCGCCGAAGATCATGAGGGTTGCGCCTATACTCCAAGCGGGCAGCCCAAGAATCGCCGCTATTGGAAGCAGCAAATTGGCTCTGTAATCTCTTCATATGCCAAGGCTCTCAAAACACGTATGATACGGGAAGCGGCTGGATCCAACGGCGCAAACTCCAAGCGCTCACTTGAAACACGTGTTATCGAAGATGCAAGTAAGCTTTTCAAGGCCGTGGCCACTTGCGACATTGGCGACATTCCACAAGACGGAAAGTTTAATATTGAGGCTGTGCTTGATGCTTTGGAAACAGTAATCAAAAAAGCGGGCGGTCGTGTCCCCACTTTCCAATGAGGCGGGTTATATTTTGGATTGGTGAATTTATTGGAGCGCTTTCAATATTCATAATCCCCTATATCCTACTCATATTATTTTAAGCGAACATTGCACCCCGTCTCTGAAAAGAGGCGGGGCTTTTTTGCGTCTACCGCCCGAACGGAATCGACCACACGTTCGCCTTGTTAGCTTCCCCCTAACCAACCCACCCCACCCATCAAGCGCGCCTTGTTAGCTTCCCCCTAACCAACCCACGTCACCCCACCCAGTAAGCGCGCAATGTTAGTGATCACCTAACATCGACCGATGCCAG